GACGTTTCGACAATGGTTGTCTAGTGGTGTAAGTGCCAAACGCCGCGAGTAGGCGTTCTTGTCTTCATTAAGGTAGCTCGTTAGGTAGGAGCCATCACGGTAATCCTGACCACCCATGTATGACCGGACATAGAACTCCCAGCGGTCCAGATTGTTTTCATAGTCGGGATGCTGGTACTCAATATCTTCGTAATACATTTACGTCCACCTCTGCGGGGCTTGCGGCTTGTTAGCCTTGCGTATGGGATATAGATATTCAACGGCATAGCCTAGTGCATCATTCATGTGATCGAAGCCGTCCTTCTCTGGCTGGCTGGTGCCTTCCTTGTAGGTGTGGCGCTCCAATGATTCGATCACCTTCTTGCACTTAGGGTCTACAAACAAGCGCCGATGCCCATCCTTAGACAATAGACGCGAGTTTACGCTGTTTATTCTATCTCTTACCGCCGCGTGAGATGACCTTACTCGCACCTCAAATCCCGCGTTTTGTAAAATGGACAAATCCGTTCTACCCCCTGCACTCGTTTTACGTTGACGCGAGGCAGGGTCAGGGTATATGACTATTGTACCATTTCCGTAGCGAGTGCGAATCTCTGCGACCATTTCATCGGTGTTACTGCCGAACATCACAATCTCATCGAATACGTGCAGTGTGTCGCCCTTACGGGTCATTAGGACGGCAGACATCGGATCAAGGTTAAAGTCCATCCCAACGTGAATAACAGGGCGGTCGCCGTCGTGTTTAATTACTGACTGCTCGCGCTTAAAACTGTAGTAAATAATGCCGCTGTAATTTACGAACTCTGCTTGGTATTCCTGCTGGAAAGTTCGCTCGTCTAAATCTGCTTTCGCTGACTCAATCTCTGATAGTGCAACATTACCACCCTCGATAGTTGTATATTGATATGACTGCCACCCTTCATCATTATCTAGCCCTTTGCCGTACAAGTCATAAAAGTGGTTCCTTCCGCGAGGCGTCCCAATAAATAAACAACCGCCTTCGCGATCACTTAGAGACGGCCTCAATACCTCGTACCACGCTTGTGGCCTCATATCAGCAAACTCGTCAAGGACGACAAAGTCTAGTGAGCGTCCACGTAGGTTGTCCGGCTTCTCTGCACCTTTAAGTGAAATGATTGAACCGTTTAGCAAAGTAATGGTCAACGATGTTTCGTTTTTGCTTGTTATATAGTCCGGTGGTATTTGTTCTGAAAGCATATCCCATGCAATTTCTTTAGCCGCTTTATAGGTTGGCGCGACGTACCAAACATTCTGATTGTGTGCGGATAGTGCTTTATTAAGTAGTTCAGCAGTACTAAGGAATGTTTTGCCAAATCGACGGCCAGCAACTACTACACGAAAACGTGACGTGTTAGTGAAAATTTTAGTTTGCGGTTTCGTCAGCAACATCAGGGGTTAGGTTTATAACAACAGGTGGCAAGTCTTGTGCTTCGGTGACTGTCTCTTTCCATCCTGCTTGTGTCTTTAAGTAAAATATTTGCGCTGTAGTGTTACCTTCTGTCGCGCTTCGCAACAAACTTTGACTTACTCTACCAATAGCTTTTGCCCTGCCTTTTTTATAGGCGGCAGAAACTGCCTCATCACGAGCGAAAATTGCTCTAAGGGTTCTTGCCGGTATACCCATATAGTCAGCTATCTGGTCTTGATTAAGAACGGCGGCTAACGTTTCAAGCTCTGCTATTTGCGCATCACTTAAGTCTGTTCGCGGACGGCCTCCGCTGTTTTTAGCCATTAGGTTGGAGCGTACAGGTCGGAGTTGCACCGCCCAGACTAGGTTGGTCACCTAGCGCCTGCTCTTTTGTACGCTTAGGGTATGGCTTAGATAAATGAACTACTTCAGCCCGAATTTTTTTATCAAGAGGCATAATGTAGCAGTGTTTGCCTAATGTGTAAAAATTTTCTGCATTAGGGTCCAAATGTTTTCTGACTTCTTCTAGCGTCTGCCTAACACCTTTTGATGCTACAGTTTTAGCATGTATTTTTTCGCCATTTATTATGAAGGAGCTTCTAGAACCTTTTCCTTTATGTCCCGTATAAAGCCAATTAGATGCCTGATATATGCCACCGTGGTGATTTTGATCGACATCTGCGTAAGAGACGACTAATCGCAGTTTTGGATTTGCTTTTTTTAAAAATTTTAACGCAATTGTCAGTATTTTGCTTACAGGGGTTTCATGTTGCCTTAATGCTATACGGACCAGCTCACAACCTTGATCTTGCAATAAATTATATGGCTTGAGCAAAGAAGGGTTTGCCCCTCTGCCGAAAACAACAACACCAATAAACTTGCCATTTTCCCATGCACCAACTTTTACGAACTTGCCGAAAGAAGGCATTAGTCCGCTGTAGTGCCAGTTAACGCAGGCAAACTTTGCGGCCTCGTGGCTTGCCCAATCGACTCTAAGCTTAGGCTTCTGTGACACTTTTTAATCGCTCACCGAATTTGTTTTTTGTTGACTTAACCACAGATTCTATACTTTCGTAGTTAAGGTCAACGACAGTCATCTTCGTGCCATCAATTAGTTCTACACGAAATGCTTTGCTACGCGCACCACCTTCTTTAGCTTCAAACCGATTTAATATGTTTTTGTTTTTTGTTTCGTGATTCATTCGACCTCCCGCAAATCGAACTGAGCTTCACAGTGCGGGCAAGTTACCCACTTCGGGTCTAGTTCATCTAGCTGGCCTTGGTCTTCTTCGCTTGCAGGCTCAAAGTCCACTTCATTGAGAAAAAGCGATAGCTCGTCAGTTTCAAAGCCTAATAGATCAAGGTTAAAGTCAAACTCTTGCAAACGCTTTAACTCAGTAAAAAGTGCTTCGTTATCCCATCCCGCATTTAGTGCTAGTTTATTATCTGCGATGACGTAGCCTTTACGTTGTGCTTCACTTAACCCAACGAGTTCAATAGTAGGCACCGTCGGTAGCTTTAAACGCTTTGCCGCTAACAAGCGGCCATGCCCTGCAATAATGCTGTTTTTTTCGTCGACAAGTATCGGGTTAGTAAATCCAAACTCCATAATGCTTGCGGCTATTTGCGCTACCTGTTCGTCGCTGTGTGTGCGACTGTTCATAGCGTAGGGGAATAGGTCTTGAGTTTGCTTATAGCTGATAGATAGATTCATAGTTTATAAAGGTGACGGTATACCTTCGGCCCAATATAGGCCATGTGTTTGCCCGTCTTTCACTTCTCCGCGTTTTATGTCTTGGTGTGACATTGGATAGGTTTCTACTGCGCCATCATCAAATGCGACGAGGTAGTCACCTTCATTTTTCGGCATACCGCCAATCTCAACAGGATGCCATGCTATCGTTACAGTTTGCAACATATAGTGTCCCCTGCTCATATTATACCAATATATGCTAAAAAGGTGCGGACAATAAATAACGCCTATTTAATTGCCGGTATATCACATGCATAAAAAAGCCCACACTAGGTAGGCAAACAGTTTCTGATGCTCGAAAAAAGCTAAACATCATAACGGATAATCTCAAGTGGTGGCTCGTCGTTGTCTTTAAGTTTGACAACCCTAAAGTCTGTGAGTATAGCGACATCTGCTTGCCATCTTTTAGCCATTACTTCTGCGGCCCTTAATGCGATGATCCAGTCTTCCATATCCTCATCAGTCAGGGAGGCAAGTCTTTTGATAAATGCCTCGCCAGTCAGGGTGTCCGTCCCTGCCATTTGTCCTCTCCCACAACTCGACGAATTCACAGTAAATATCTTGCTGGCTGATGGCCTCTTCGTAATCACCTTGACCAGCTATCCCGAATGCCATCACTACCATCAGGAAAATCACCGCATATTTGATATTCGGATGTAAGTGCATCGCAGTACCCCTTCAATTTTGGATTATTTTTTAGTTTTTTTAGTGCTTTGATTTCAATAACTCTAACTGTTTGTCGACTGACACCCATAACATCTGCTATTTCTTGATGTGTCATGTGATAACTAAAATCAACCGCTCTAGGCATCACCTAGCCCCCCGTACTGCCTTAAAAAATTTACTGCCGGACCGTAAAAAGCAATTCGCCATTTATCTGTAAAATCTATTCTTTGCGAAACCTTAATACTCCACTGACCTAAATTGTTGCGAAGAATATCGTAACGGTATTCGGTGTCGCCATGAATTTCGTGGCTTTCTGTTTTTTCTGCTTTTTTGTTAGCTTTAAGAAACGATTCATACGTTAAATCGCCGCCGTCTAATACAGCGTTATTGAGAAGTTGTGCGGCACCTTCTGGATAGCCGTCCCAATGATGATAAGCCGTTTGCCCTGAAAAAAATCTGTAAGTTGCTCTTGTTGCCATTTTGCCTCTCCCTTGTTTGTTCTTTATTGAACTTACAAAGGACTATATTCGGCTTTCGGTAACCTGTAAACTATTTTCGTATAAATAAACTTACTTATTTAGGGCAGTGTTTTGCAATTTCAGCTATAAATTTTTCTTGATCTGGATGTCTAGACAATACATCTAAATAGGTTTGTTCAGTAAACCCTTTGTCTCGACTTAGCCTTGTAAGCAAATCAACTATTTTTTGACTAACTACTAAATTGTTTCGTTCTGCGAAACTTTGTCTTTGCTGATGTATACACATAACTCGCAACTCCTGTGGCCGCCAGCTACATTATACAATAATTAGTTATAAGATACGAATATGTGGCTTTGATCCTTTTCATATAGCTTTATCTGTTCACGATAGTGTTTTGCTATCTCGTCACGCACCGCTTTGTTTTCTTTGAGGATGCCACGGCATTTCTCTGTCAGTATTTCTAAGTGACCTGCGCCTAGCTCTGTCTCTAAAAAGCCCGCAAAGGCTAAGGGGTTTTCAGTGAATACACGGTGGTGGTGATGGCAAAGTGTTACTGCGTTGTCCATTGAGTATCGAACAATCTTTCGTCTGCGTCCGTAGATGTGTGCGCACTCAAGCGACTGGTCAGTGCCACAAACTAAACAGTGACCGTCCCTAAGTCTAACGGCCTTGCTAAACCAAATGTCTGCGTTCGTTCGCTTTATTGCCATAATAAGTCTCATAAGTGAATTGTCGTTCACGTAGGATTGCTTTTTTTGTGCGACCGCAGTCACAGCCCCAGCCTTCTAGCTTGCCGCCTTGCCTAGTAAACATCGGCACCATGTCGTTATGGCACTTAGTGCATTTCATGGTCTTCTCGCATTTCGGACATGGGCGTTATTAGTGCCGCGAGCCAATTCTGAGTAAACGAGTCAATGTCTACATCTATGGTGATACCTTCGGGACACATAACATCCACGTACACATCTGTAAGTTCTTCGTTGCGCATATTGCTTGTGGCACCCATGATCGCCTCTACCCTGCAAACAACCGAGCCGCCGTCTGGTAGCGGCATCGACAGGATAGGGAGTTTGATCATTGCAGTGCCTCAATACCAACTTTGAATCGGCTAAACTCGCCGTGTTCTTTGTCTAATACTACACAAGAAATAGAGCGTTGTGACCCATACCCAGCGCCTGAGTGCCATGAATCATTCGGTGGTAAGACAGACCACGATTCCCACGTCAGCCCACCTAGTTCTTCTGCTTGCTTATGATGGATGTGGCCGGTCCATGCGAAGCGATACTTAGTGCGCCCCCACTGTTGCGGATAGTCTCGTGTGATAGCCTCGTACAGTTGGCGAGTGCGTATCTTGTCGCCGTGATGCGTAATCACAAAGTTGTTGCCCCACTCGAAGTGAATAAACTTGTTGAAGTTGTCAAACACCTTCACTCGCTTCTCTTTCTCGTAGTACATCCGAAGCATCTCGTTGAGCCACAAGGCGGCGTCAGGGTCGTGATTACCCCGCGCGTTAATCAGCCATACCTCATCATACTGCTGAAGCATACGAGTCACGATAATTTGAAATAGGTTGCCTGCGGCCCTGATGGTCTTGCCTGCCCTGCCATCGACGTCAAGGGGTGTTCCTGCGCCTGTCTCGCCTTTTAAGTTGTTAGCATGGATCATGTCGCCCACGTTTAGCAAAACGCCTACAGAGCAATCGCCGGTGCTTCCTACGAGCTTGTCCACGCCTTTAATTAGTGTGTCTTGCGCAATCTGTAAGTCCCAAGGGTCGCCGCCTGTCTCAGGACTCCATGCCAGCATACCAAGGTGATGGTCGCCAACGATTGTTACTGCCATGCGGTCTTTGTGTTTCTTCGCTTTGCTTTTCTTTATCGGCTTTGCCAAGCCTTGCAGGTCGTCTTTTAGGCCAGCTTTAAAGTGATCCAAGGCAACTTGCAGTGCGTGTTCTTTGTCTGACTGGCTTTTTACCCACTGGCCGACAGGTTTGCCCTCGTCGTTGTAGTAGGTTGACACACCCTTGACTGTGAAGCCGTCAGGGACAGGATGCGTATAGTCATGTTCTGGACTGTAGCCCTGCGCGCTGGCTCTGTTCTTTACTGCTTTTAAATGGTCGCGGACAGTGGTCCTGTCAATTCCGAGGTCTACACCTATTTGGCGGACGCTCATCCCCTTTTCTACTCGGCTCACAACTTCTCTCTGCCTTTCGGTCGTGCAAAACTGCAATAAGCTCATGCTTACCCCCCCAGTTTGCTGTACTCACTTCCTTGAGGCTTTGTCAATTTAACACCCAGATCAATACACCATGCCTCTACTTGTTGCATGAAGTATAACATTTCCCCCCGATCAAGCGCCGAAGTACGCCGAACCTGCGCCGGTATGTTCGTACTGCCCACCTCGATATCCTCTGTGCCGAGGAACTTGTACTTCACCATTAGCTTCAATTCTTCTTCTGTGCCGGTGAAGCCGCCCTTCTTTTTGAAGTGTCTAAGCATATCCCTGACCCACACATGAAACAGATCATTCTGGCTCAGTGAGCGGCGTGGCTTGTACTCTTTGACCTGCCATGACACTGGCTTGTCCCAACACCATTCTTTTTCGAGAAACGCCTGAAACGCCTTGATGCGGTCTTTGATTTCTATCGGGTCTTTTATCAGCCAGAATTCACCCATCATTTTGCGCACCGTGCTTTTTTTTCATCAAGGTCAACCAAAGC